TGTCTTTTGATCCATACTCTCTGGCCGTGTTGGTTGCTCCTATGAGCATAGCCTGTTGTTCTGCTTTGTTCTTGTTGCTTTGGCCCCATATGGACATGACACCACCTAGCACGGTGGAGAATAACATGGTGATGAGTTCTAAGGGTAGTCCGAACATACTAAGTATCCTTAGGTTTTGTATCTCTGGAAGCTCTCGTGACTGCTTCACCCTTGGTTACTTTACCATCTTTGTTAGCATCCAAGCCTTTGTTCTGTTTATAGGCTCGTGTACGAAGAGTTTGGTTGTCATAGATTACGTAATCATTCGACTTACCTATTGCCACTGGGAGATGGATAGCCATGTAAATATCACCAAAGTCTTTCATACGTCCTTTGTATGGTGTTAGGTACTTCTCCACATAAACCATCTGTTCTTCCCTTGTCATCTTAGCTAACTCAGCTGTAGATGTACCAAGGCTCTTAGCTGTAGGTTCAATGATTTGAATCAAACCTGTAGCTGAACCTGTTGGATTTTTGATAGAGGTACTAAAGGTTCCACCTGTTTCGAAGTGCATAGCCCTAAGCAACTCCTCCGAAGGAATCCCTAGGTTAGACGATACTGTCTCTACAGATTCCATGAAACCTGTATCTTGTTGCACATCGTCAGGGACAAAGAGAGGAAGCACACGATCTTCTTCTGGCTCTGTAGGCCGTGCGACTGGACGAATACTTGTAACAGGAGCTTGCTCTGTTCCCTCTGATTGTTGTATCTGTTCCTGAACGGGAGCCTCAGGTTCTGTCATTTCAACAGGACGCATCTCGGGACGTACCATATCGCCTGTGTCTCTAACGAAAGGCTCCGCAAGAGACTCAGTAATACCTGCCGCTTCTCTGGCTTTAGCATTTTCTTCTGCTGACTGACGAGATAGCTCTAGCATGTCCTTTAGAGTTGACACAACTTGAGCACGTTCTTTCTCTACAACAAGAGTTGCTCTACCCTCTAAGTTAATGCCTGCCATTTTACTGCTGTCCCTTGACGTAGGTGTTGCCGTCAGGACCAATAAAATAGTCACCGTCATTAAGGTTTGCAAACATCTTTTCATCTGTATCCGTGTTGTCTGACCAGAAAATAGGATATGGTTTAGCCTCTGTACCCATTTGAGCATCTGCTTCTGGTACTGACACTGGTTTAATTAAGGCAGCTTCAATAGCTGCTGTGTCCATACCCAACTTCTTAAGCATCTTAGGATAGAACTTAAGGATCTCGGACTGCTTGAGAACCTTGTTGTAAGCTACTCGTTCAGAGTTAAAGTTAAACCCTGCGCTCTGCACCTGGTTTCTTTCCATTGTTGGTAATTTACGACCACGATCAACAATCATAGCTGACACACTACCGTTATAGTACTTAGACGCAGCTGTGGTTACCAAAGGAACTACCGAACGATCCATACGGAACACACCACCCTCTGCACGAGCCTCCGTATCGAAAGTCACCTCGCCCAAACCTGTTACCTTCCAGAAGCTACCTTGTAGAGAACCTGAGGCAGTAGTAGAGGCCACATTGAACTGAGATAACAGGGCATCCTTAAGTTGAGCCTTAGCTACGGCTGCCTTCTCAGGGTCAAGACGAGAGATGTTATCGAGCTTCTTAAATGTGTCATCGTTAAGAATACCAGAAATAGTCTGCTGACTAAATAAAGTAGGTGATGTTGCTATGTTGACAGACGCCTGAGCAACACCAGAAAGGAAGTTGTCACGAGACTCAGGTTTATTTACAGATTCTGGTGTCTCAAGATTAATGCTTAAATCAGAAGCAAAAGAAACAGCATCTGATCTTTCTTTATTGGTTCTGTCTGTAGCCTTAGATACTTCATCTTCCGTATGGAGATCAGGTGCAGTAAACTCTGGGCTATCATCAGAAGGAACCTCAGGCAGAGGTTGGTTTAGAGGGGTATACTGGCTGTCCTCTACCTGGATGTTGTTTAGGGTCTCAAGAACCTTAGGGGCGTTGTTAGCTAGAAAGGCGGAGAAGTCAGGGTTAGGTTGCAAGAGAGCAGCCTTGATTAGAGGGTTCATGTCTGGCATACCAATGATAGCTTTAGTAATAACCTCTAAATGCTCTGCCTTTGTCTTATTTAATACTTCTTGGTCATAAGACCCTAACGTAGTGACAAGCTCTTCAGTGGAATTTATCAAAGTTTGAATAGGTTTGTAGTCTTCGTCGGAGATACCAGAAGGACGAGAAGCCTGAAGGTTAGACTTTAGAATTTGAAACTGAGTCTTTAGATTAACGAACACCTCAGGAGAAATATCGCCACCTTCCATCTCAATAGCAAGACCTGACATAGTGGAGTTAACAATACCACCCATCATGGTACGAGCATTAGGTATATACTCTTCTTGGAATTGCTTTGTATTCATAACCTTTGAGTTAGCAATCTGAAGTGCTGCCGCTTCAACCTTCTGAACGTCAGAGATAGCTAAAGCTAAAACATCGTCTTCTGTATAGGGTTTACCTGAGGCATCCAGGATCTTACGGGCATTGAAGACATAGCCTGGGTTTTCCCTTAGCTTGTCTACTGAGCTGTTAATAGCTTCTTGTGCTGGGTCATAGTTTAGATAAGAAACATCAACACCTGTAGCTGTCTTAATCATTTCTGCTACGTTATCGTCTATGTCAAAGCCTTCGTTAGTGTAAGATGCAACAAGAGAAGAGACAGCTGTTCGTTTCTGTAGTGGTGTTTTTCCTTTAAGATTGTACAAGGACTGTGACAAACGACCAACAGCTTCTCTTTTGATAGAGCTTTCTGTTTGTTTGACTGGTTTGTTAGCTCTTGCGTAGTCGTCTAGGGCACCAAAGATCCCCCTACCTAGCATGGCTAATCCGTCAGCAGCGGCACCTGTGCTAGTTGCGCTGGGCATTGTGACACCCTGTTCAAATGCAGCACCTGCATCACCAATATCTACAGCAAATCCAGCCATGGTTTATCCTTATTGTGTTTGTGTTCTAAACAGCTCTGCGTCATATTGAAGACCAAGCCTCATAGCATTACGCATGATGTCAGGTACGACAGCAACATTTACAAGACTACGTTGTAGGGAGTTTTTAAGTTGGTTAGAGAAACGTGAGGACCATACCTCATCATTAATCTCTTCCCAAAGTTTAGTTCCCCTTAGCATATCATCTTTGTCACCTTGTGTCAAGAGTGAAAGAGCTAGGGTAGCTTTCTGTTTTTGGTAGTTAGCAAACTCTTTATACTCTTGGTTCTCTTTATAGATCATCTCACGTATGTCATAGTAGTTCTGTACTGGTGCTGGTGTAGCACCGAAGAAGACACCAAAGGCAGCGTTAGGATCTAAACCACTTACAGCAAGTTTGTGTGTCTTACTGCGGTAGTTGCCTGTCTCTACAAGCTCACGGATCTTAAAACCTTTGTCGAAGGTGGAAAGGTTACGTAGGAGTTGCGTCAGGTCATCACGAGCCATACCTGGGTTACCCCCTACCATAGCTTTGACACCCGACAGGCCAACCGTAAGCATGTCACCAAAAATCTCACCTGAAGGGCCAAAGAGAGTAGTGAAGAGATCATCCTCGAAGAGCTTACGATATGTGTCCTGAACCTGACCAAGAGGAGCTACACGCTGGGCGTAGGCTGTTTCTGTTCCTAGAAGATTAGACAAGACAGCATCAACTAAACCATACTTGATACGATTAAACATCTTGACAGACTCAGTATCTTCTGGGTCATAACCTAGGCTCTCTGTAATGTAGCCAGTCATCTTACCTGCACCTAGGCCTGTAAGACCAAACATCGGACCCATGACTAAAGCCATACGTACACGTTCACCTGCTGTAAAGTTACGACCAACAGCAATATTTTCCATAGCACGGATGGTAAAGGAAAGCCATTGAGTAGGGACACGCATAGGTCCACTCTGAGCAAAGTTTCTTGATTGTGTTGTCATACGGAATGTAAGGTCTTGCTCACGGTTAGTGATCCAAGTCTTACCTTCTGGTGACAGGGGGTCAATGCCAGGACGTTTAGCACGATGCTCTAGGAAAGCCGTGATAATACCTGTCATACGAGAGGCACGTTCACCTTCCTTAAAGAAGATAGTAGACTTGTCTAAGAAGTAGTTGACA